GGAAGCTGGCCAAGGAGATCTGCTCCGGCTGCCCGGTCAAGGCGCAATGCGCCATCGCTGCGGACGGCGACGACAGGCAGTGGACAACTCGGGGTGGACTCATGCCACTTCAGCTCCGTAACCGCCTGAAGCTGGCCTGACCATGTGTTAGAGTTAGATCGTACCGGAGGGGGTTCCTCTCCTCCGCTCCCTCTGGTACGCTTGCTCACGTAGTCCAATGGCAGAGGCGCCTGGCTTAGACCCAGGATGTTGGGGGTTCGAATCCCTCCGTGAGTACTGCGATCAGCCGACGGGCTGAGAGCATGCAGGTATGCTGATCACATGCCTGAGTGTGGTGATCCAACGGTAGGATAGGGCCCTTGCCGGGCCCGAGTGCGGGGTTCGAGTCCTCGCCCATACGCTGTGACCATAGCTCAACGGATAGAGTTCCGCGTTGTGATCGCGGAGGTGAGGGTTCGATTCCCTCTGGTCACCCCGCCTGATTAGTTTAACGGACAGAACACCGGCCTACGAAGCCGGACGTGGGGGTTCGACTCCCTCATCAGGTACTGCCATCCAGATGATGGCAAAAAGTCCTGACTGCCAGTAGTCCTGGGGGCACAGTCAGGCATGCTAGTGTAGCTCAACGGTATAGAGCGTCGGTCTGATACGCCGGAGGTTGGTGGTTCGAATCCACCCACTAGTACGCAGTTCAAACTAGGAGGAAACATGAACACCAAGATGAAGGCCGTCGCGCTCGGCGCTGCGGCCGTCTCTGTCCTCACGCTGGCTGGCTGTTCGTCTGACGCTGATGTGGTGTCGGAGAACCTGTCGAAGGCTGCGGACAACTTCGAAGTGAACCGCCGGATCGTGATGTTCAACGGCATCACCGACGAGTACCTCATGGTGATCCAGGGTCCGTGCTCCATCGACGATGAGGGCAACCAGCTGGAGGTCGTCTGCAAGGTGGGCGACGGACAGTACAAGAAGCACTTCCTCGGTCTGTCCGACAACGTGTCGTACTTCGTGGAGCAGGGCGACCCGATCAAGGCGAGCGCCAACCACTACCGAGTGACGTTCAAGCCCCAGTCCATCCTCCCCGACGTGGACTTCCGTGGTAGCATGGAGGATGTACCGAAGACCCAGCCGTAACCGGCTTGGTTCCCCCGCTTAGCTCAGTGGTCAGAGCATCCGCCTGTCGAGCGGACGGCCGCCGGTTCGAATCCGGTAGCGGGGACGCAGAGCACAGCGAAGGTCTCTCCCTAAGAAGAGGGCCGCCGGTCAACCCGGTCCACCTACCAGTGGATTAACTGTGCATGACATGGCTGGCTACCATAGTTCTAGGACTGCCAAGGCGACGTCAAGTTCGCGGATCCGACTGTAAGCCACCACATCATCGACAAGAGAGACAACGCAGACATGAGTGACTTCGTCGTACGCATCAAGATCAGCATGCCGGATGGCACCAAGACTCACGCCACCAAGATCAATGCCGTCAACCTCGAAGACGCCATGCTCCGTTTCGCGGAGCTGGCCGGAGACGACAACAAGTTCATCGCCATCAAGGCGATTGCCACCAGCGCTCTCAATGAGAGCCAGCAGGTGGAGCGCACGTACGGCGTCGTGTTCCCCATCGCCTCCGTGTTGGAGGTCATCTATCAGGAGGTGTAGCACACGCAGTACATCAGCTACTCACAGCTCAACACCTACGAACAGTGTCCCCGACAGTGGTACCTGAGCCGCGTGCGTAAGGCGCGCGAGCGACAGACATGGTACCTACCGATGGGCACAGCAGTGCATGTCGTACTCGAACACAAGCTCGTGAACAACGAGGATGTGTCGTTCGAGGAGATCTTCTTCAATCTCGTCCGCAAGCAGCGGAAGGTCGAACCCAACACCACGCAGTGGCTGGCCGGTGGTCCGAAGGACGCACCGTTCATGGGCCAGCAGGTTGTCGAGATGGGGAAGGCCTGCATTGAGAATGGGCTAGCCTTCTTCAAGGACTTCGAGCTGGAGCACGTGGAGTATGACCTGTCTGGTCCGCTCCCTGGTCTTGACGTACCCATCAAGGGTTACGGCGACTACACCGGCACGCACAAGAAGCACGGTAAGCTCGTGGTGGACGCAAAGACTTCGGCTACCAAACCGAAGAACAACGTCCAGCTAGAGACGTACTCAGCTCGCTACGAACTCATGCATGGAGACAGGCCTAACGGGTACTGGCTCATGCTCCGTCCGGGCGCCAAGCCCTTGACGGACAAGGCTCGTTACGTTGACATGACTGAGCTTGATGTCGAAGCTCTGGGCGCACGCTATCAGCGTGCGTATGAGAAGATGAAGGCCAAGGAGTATCCTGCTCTCGCAACCTTCTGCACCTTCTGTACGCAGCAACCGAACTGCCTCGTCCAGTCAGGTCCGACTGCACGAGCGACCTACTATGACAAATCTGAGACAGATGGGATACCATTCTGATGGCAAGCAGGGCGGGCATGTTCAAGTTCGCCGGAGAACTGATCGAGGTGCTCGAACGGATCGACAAGAGCTACTTCATCTTCGCCGAGGGCGACAAGATCTATCTGGCTGAGGACAACGAGGAGTGGAGCCCCAAGCTCCTGGTCTGGGGTGAAGAGGACTAGTGAAGTACACGTTCCGCATTCCGAGTAAGTCCATCCAGTACGGCTTTGCCGAGGTGGACTTCGAGTCGAGTGACACGTTCGAGAGTGTCGGCGCGGCCTACTACGAGCTCGTTAAGGGCTTCCAGAAGGGCGAGGCCGACGCCAAGTCGGGCGTAACGTCTGCTAAGCTGGACGAAGTCCTCCCGCCCCCGGCGTACGAGGAGCCTGTTACTCACGAGCAGGCCGAGCGTACCATCACGGAGCAGCTCGGAGCCACCAACATCACCGACGTCCTGAGTGAGGACGTCGAGGAAGAGACTCCCGAGTGGGAAGCTCCTCCGCCCCCGCCGTCTGATGACGACTGGGACTTCTGAAACAACAACGGAAAGAGAATACATGACTGACATCGACGACGTCCTTGGCGGCGGCGAGAAGCTTCCCTCCATCAACGGCATGCTCGACAAGCTTGGTGACAAGGTGGTCGCTCAGATCATCTCGGATCCCAAGGTTCTTCAGTGCCGTGAGTTCGTGATGGGCAAGCCCGGAGAGTTCATCTTCTTCCAGGGCAAGAAGGTCGTCAACCAGACTGACCTCAACCTCCAACTCCCGTACGAGCCTGTCAACCAGATCGTCTTCGACGTCCAGATGAAGGACGGTAAGCGTTACACCGCCTGGATGGACAAGGAGAAGCTGAAGGCTCTCCGTGCTGCGCGTAAGCGTGGCGAGGTGCTCGCCAAGGGTGGCATGATTGCCATCGAGATCACCGAGGAGAAGGACTCGGGTACTCGCTACCCGAAGAAGATCTACACCGTTCAGCTCAAGGCTCCGAAGGAGTAACCCTCTTGGGTAAGACGCTACACCGTAGCGTCGCGCGTGGAGTGTCGGCGGGGGAGCCTCTTCCCCCGCCGCTTCCCATCTTTGAACTGAACAAGATCTCGTTCAGGCGCGGCTCTATCCAGATGATCGCAGGACCGCCCGGTTCGATGAAGACGGTCCTGATTCTCAACCTCGTCAGACTGATGGGCAGCAAGGTTCCCACGCTGTACCACAGCTCTGACTCTGATGACTTCACCGTGGCCACTCGTGTCATCGCAATGCAGACTGGCATGTCCACGGATGAAGCTGAGCTGATGGTGCTCACGCAGCCTGCCTTGGCGCAGGCTGCACTGAAGGACTTCTCTTACGTCAAGTGGAACTTCCACGCTGCTCCCACTCTGGAGCAGATGTACGCTGAAGCTGATGCGTACCGAGAGATCCACGGCGAGTACCCGCATCACACCATCGTCGACATCCTCATGGATGTCGATTACGAGGGAGCCAGTGAGCAGAACTACTGGGCCCTGATGTCTGAGTTCAAGGTGATGGCACGTGAGATGAACACCTCGCTCACCATCATTCACCACACGAGCGAGAGTGCCAAGGGTGGCAGTCCGCCTCCCCGCTCCGCTATCATGGGCAAGGCCAATCAGCTGCCGACGACGATCCTCACACTGTGGGGTGACTCGATGAAGGGCACGCTGGACGTGGCTGTGGTCAAGAACAGGTTCGGTCCGCAGTCAGCTATGGCTGACAACTGGTTCACCCTCCGTGCCGACCCTGGCGTATGCTTCATCGAGGAGATGCCGACCGAGGACCTCCTCTTCAGGGACGGGGTCACCGTCCCTGCCAATCAGAAGATTGACCTATTCGAAGGGGCGTAATGAAGCGTTTCCTCCGGACCGTGTGTCCGTTCTGTTTCCGCAACACCTGCATCTGCACGTGAGTATCTTCAAGGAGCAGTGGGTGCAGCCCGAACTCTACGACTGTGACATCAACGGTCACGACTGGGAACTCCAGGAGTACATCACCGGTTACACCGGCACGCTCAAGTGGGTGTGCCTCGAATGCGAGGAAGAGTACGATGGAGAGTAAGGTCATCCTCGAAGGCGTCAAGGACTGCGACGCCCACGACTGGTGCGCCGAAGAGGCCTGCGGCTGCCAGGGGGCGGTGTGCACCTACTGCCTGGCGGTAAGGGAGACGGATGGCGACTCAGAGTAGGAAGTATCGGGGCTACGATTCGCAGAAGGTTCTGGCGGAACACCTTCGTGTTCTATTTCCTTACGCCGAGCCGACTGGAGCGGGTCGTCAGGGAAGAGATATCCTCTCTACTCCCGGAGTGTACTTCGAGATCAAGGCAAGGTCGGGGTTCAATCCCACCGAAGCCCTGAAGCAGACGGTAACTCCCGCCCTTGAGGCGGGGGACCTGCCCATCATCGTCATGCGAATGAACGGGCAGGGACCCAAGAACGTGGGCAAATGGGTTGCCCTCACCGAACTCAACTACATGATCCAACTTCTGGAAGAAGCAGGCTATGGCAATCGATGAGCTCGAACTGTCCTTCATTCGTTCGGTCTTCCGGCCGGTGGTGGACATGCACGTGGAGAACTACAAGGAGGACGGTCACACGCTGGAGACGGCGTGGGCCGAGTTCCTCAAGCAGAAGCCCGAAGGTGCGTCGGACGAGACGCACGAGATCATGCAGACCATGTTCAACGACAGCTGGAACGGGGAGAAGTAGTCATGGCGGACCAGAACGAGCACACTGCCTTAACGGCCGAGGTCGTGCAGGCGCACGAGGACATGACCAGCAGGGCCCCCACCCCTGTGGAGTACGGCACGATCCAGGCCGTCGTGAGGGACTACCTCGATGAGGAGAAGCCCAAGTAGCAACGAGAGGGAGTGGCCGATCTTTCCGATCGGCCCCATCCTCGAATCCTATGGGGGCGACCACGTGCTTGAAGGTTACGCGTGGCGCCCCTATAGGTGCCCCTTCCATGACGATAGTAGCGCAAGCGCTAGCGTCAACGAGATGATCAACGTGTTCGTCTGTCACGGCTGTGACATCAAAGGCAATGCCGTGCAGATCATCATGAAGCAGGAGAAGATCGCCTATGCCGATGCTCTCGAACGAGCAAAGGGGATTGCTGGAGCGGTCGGTGGAGGAGTACAGTCGAAACCTGACCCTCGCCGAGGAGTATCTGGCAGGTCGGGGAATCGATCTGGCTCACGCCAGTTCCGCCGCCCTGGGCGTAGTGGTTGATCCGATCCCGGGACATGAGTTCCTGGCCGGACGACTGGCCATCCCCTACATGACACCTGCCGGGCCCGTCAACATGACGTTCCGGTGCATCAAGAGTCACGACTGCAAGGCCGCAGGTCACCAGAAGTACATGACCTGGGAAGGGCTCGAAGCCAACCTCTACAATGTGGTAGCATTCGAGGAAGCAAACGCTTCCATCGCTATCGCTGAGGGTGAGATCGACGCCCTGTCATCCTCCATTGCCGGGATCCCCTGTGTGGGGATCTCCGGTGCCGAGAAGTGGAAGTCCCATTGGAAGAACGTGTTCGAGGACTTCGCCAGGATTTACGTCTGGCAGGAGGGCGACGACGCCGGGAAGCGTTTCGCCAAGAAGATGAGCATGGAGGTCGGGGCCATCAGGGTCGCGCTTCCGAGTGGCGAAGACGTGAACTCCATCTGGGTTAACGAGGGCCGAGATGGACTGAGAGCAAGGATCCGCAAGTGACCGCAGTCATCAAGTACCTGATCATCAGTGAGTCCACCTTCAACGATGAGGCCGTGACCTCCGAGGTCGTCTCGCTGCACTCCACGTACAACCGCGCCCTTACGGCGCTGGCTGACATCGCCAATGAGTTCGAGATCGAACTCCCCGAGGACGACTCTTCGTTCATGGTGGGCGATCCCGGCAATGGGACCGAGTACTACGTCACTTCAATCATCGAGGATGAGTCGTGAGCACTGACTACGACAACTGGAACCAGATTCCGTACGACCAGAACGCCACTCCCCAGGAGAAGGCCGACGAGTTCGACCTTCAGCTGGAGCAGAACCAGACCACCCCCTTCCCGCCCCTCCCCCCCGTCTCGGAGGACGACAAGTGAACAACTGCATCAACCCTCCGCACTTCCCTCCGCACTGCGGATGTCCGGCTGGCTTCACTGTCGAGTTCGGCAAGCACAGCAAGACCGAGGACGAAGGCGACACCGAGACCCGAGGTGGGCACGACTGTGAGTGACGTCGACTACACGGAGAAGATCGAACGAGGCCTCCTCCTCTTCCTCCGCGAGAAGCACGGCATCACGGCGGAGACCGCCTCCATCGGAGAGTCGGAGGTGGAGAAGGGCTGGAAGGGCTGCGAGACGTGCAACTACGGCGGATCTGAGGACACCGTCACCACTCCGATCTACTACAAGCGCAGCGACTGGGTGTACGACAGCACGCTGGACATCCCCGGAACATCCCTGGAGTTCCTTCCGGAACTCCTGAACTTCATCGACAGGGCCAACTAGACATGAGCCGATACGACACTCGACCGCCCACCGACAGCCACGGTACGCTCGTGGAGCCGGGCGACCTGGTCATCTCCTACGGAGAGATCGGGATCGTGAGCAAGATCAACAGCTACAACGCTCCGACCATCCGCATCCCTCGCGAGATCAACATCTACGCATGGGAGTGGGGTGCGCCCGACCTGGATGAGGAGTACCAGGAGTGGGGCCGCTACGACGACAACGGCGTCTGGCGCTACGGCTACCACGGCGAGAAGAAGACGCGCAAGATCAAGGACAAGCGGATCGTCGGCACTCAGCCCGGCTTCGCCACCACCAACCGGCAGACCACCTACTCCCTGACCGTCGTCCGCAAGCACGACGGCTCTCTGCCCGGCAACTTCGAGAAGATCGTGGAGCAGCACAAGACGCTCTTCCCGATGAAGGAGACCAGTGGATCCGATGAGTGAGTCCCTCCGTCAGGCGCTGGTGGACTTCCTGAACCAGCACGACGAGGCGGTCTACCCGACCGCCGCCATCCAGTTCTACCTCGACGGGGAGGGTCTGAACATTGAGTTCAGGAACTCGGTCGACGGTCGATGGGGCGGATATGTCGTCGACCCTCAGGACCTGGCGCAGTTCCTGCTGGAGTACAGCATCGTATGACTCGTCCCTCATGGGACGAGACCTTCAGTCAGGTAGCTAAGATCATCTCGGAACGCAGCACGTGCTCCCGCCGTAAGGTGGGGGCCGTGCTGGTTCGGGGCAACAGGATCGTGGCTACTGGCTACAACGGTCAACCGTCCGGACAGATGCACTGCGTGGATGGAGGCTGCCCTCGGGGCAAGCTCTCCTTCGAAGAGGTCCCTCCCAATTCCGACTACAATCAGTTCCCGTGTACTGCTATCCATGCAGAAGCGAACGCGATCATACGGGCAGGTCATGCCCTCACAGAAGGCGCGACAATCTATGTCACAGAACTACCCTGCCTCCAGTGCAGCAACCTCATACAAGGAGCCGACATCGCTCGCGTCGTCATCATGGGACGGTGAGAGCTGCATCCAGCTGGCCCTTCAGAAGCTGACAGAAACTCTGGTCAGCAAGAACAACGACTACAAGCTGGACAGCGAATTCAGCAACTTCTACTTCGCCTCCAGCATCTCCGACGTCCTCCCCAAGGACGTCGTCATGTCTCAGATCGGCATCAAGATCGGTCGCATCAAGGGTCTCCTCCAGAAAGACTGGGAGGACATCAACCACGAGTCCCTGCTGGATTCGTATCAGGATCTGGCGGGATACGCCATCATCCTCTACGCACTGAAACTCAAGGAGATACTGTGAGCGTTCGCGAGTGGACCTACTACGACTGGAAGCTGCCGATCGAGGAGCGTGACGTGAAGACTGGCGTCACTATCGAGTGGGAATTCCAGGGCGGAGGTTACAGCTGGGAGGGCTGGGCTCTCGTCTCCAAGATGAGCGGCGACCAGAAGCTCTACGCCCCCTACATCGACTCCGGCTGCTCCTGCTACAGCATGTACGAGAGCAAGCCGGAAGGGCTGGCTTGGACGTCGAGCCTCAAGGAGGCTGCGTCGACTCTCTCCCGAGACATTCGGGACAACGACTCTCCCGGGGATGACGACTGGGCTCCGGATGAGAAGGCGAGTACGCTCGCCTCTCTCTCGCAGGCCGTGATGAAGCTGCGATGAGTAGCTTCGCACAGATCCCTGTCACTGTCCGAGAGATCAACAACCAACCACTACCCGGCCGATACCTCGCCACCCGCAAGAGTGACGGGAAGTACTACGTCAAGGTGCAGTACGCCATGCGCCAGTCCCGCAAGTGGATGGACCCCAAGAGGGTCCAGTTCAAGGAGTCGCTGGAAGGCCGCGAGGTCTTCTGCGAGAAGTACACGGAGCTGATCTGATGGCAGATGGAACCGAGGATGTGTTCGCTCGCATCGAAGCCGAGCGAGCGGAGGAAGCCCTACGTCGAGCGGCTCAGGAGATCCTGGATGCGAGTGGTTCGGATCCTGAGTAAGTATCCCTACAAGCTGAAGATCGTGGTGGTCAAGAAGTAATGGCATTCATCACCGAGTACGTTAAGACGATCAAGACCTACGAACTCAACCTCACCGAAGAGGAGGCGCTCATCATCTATAAGCTCCTCGGTCAGGACAGTCCCGGCGACACGGGGCGTGGACGCACGACGAGCTTTACTCTCTACGAGGACTTCAAGGAGGTCCTCGGAGAGCTGGACGTGTAACGCAAAAAAGCCCCCGCTCATCCTGATGGATGGCGGGGGTTTCTTTGTTTAGAAGTCAGCAGAGTTGGGGTCACCAACATGCTTGGCGAGCCAGCCCTTGACTAGAGCAAGTGCGGCTACACCTCCTGCAATCAGCGCTTCCCTTGCAGTACCGAGATCAGCAAGACTGAACACGGACAGGAAGGTGAAGGCGAAGACGAACAACACCTGCTGAAGCAGACTCTTTACGTACGGACTCATCGCTTCTCTTTCTTCTTCTTAGCCGCAGCCTTCTTGGCTGCTGGCTTCTTCTTCATGTCGGCCTTCTCGGCCTTCGAGTATGGCTTGGGATATGGCATTAAGCTCCAAACGGGAAGATGCGATCGATCTCTTCAGCGGTAGCCTCATCGAGGATGCCGGTTGCCTTCAGGCCGAAGATGTATTGGACTCCCCTGAGCTTGCTCTGGGTGTTGGGATCCATCTCTCCGGTCTCTTCGAGTGAGAGCACGCGCTGTACGTGCTTCACGCATTCTCGCTCGACTTCTGTGGTTACGGTGATGACGCGCTTCTTGAACCAACTCGGCTTCACGCTCCCACCTTCTCCGCGATTCGGTCCACGACCTGACGCACTCCTCCTACTTCAACTCGGACAGCTTCGACGTCAGCCTTCTGGGTGACAAGCTCTTCGAGAACAAGTATACGCGCACGGAGATCCGTGAGCTGCTCATCCTTCTGTGCCTTGTCAGCCTGAAGCTGCTCTACCGCTGCCTGTAGCAGGTCCACAACGTCAACCGCAGTGGACACTGCGAGTCTCTTCCCTCCGAAGAAACCTCCCACGACTCCACCTAGACCGGTGAGAACCGTGATGATCGTACCCGAATCCATATCTCTCTCCTACGTTGTTTCAGCAACGGTGCGGAGAACCAGCGTAAGCACGCCACCTAGAGCACCACGGTTTCCCGGCGGGTCCAGCTGACGGAACTCCCAGTCATCAATGACTACCTGGATTGCCACATCGTCCTGTAGTTCCTGGAAGACGACGACGTCGCCCGCACGGGCGACAGCTTGGAACGCTTCCAGACGTTCCCTTGCGTATCCCTCGAATCCGATGTTCTGACCGGTACGGTCAGTCTCATTATCGAAGCAGAGCAGAGGCACAGTGAGGATCCTCTGACGGATGGAGCCAGGCAGTGCCTTGACCTGCCAGCCGTTGAGGATGCCACCAGTGGTCGTGTCCACGGTGTCACGCGTGAGCGTGAACCTCATGGCCAGCCAGTTCTGTGGCCCCTGCGGGGTGTGAATGGCCACGTCTCGCGTCCCCGATGGGGATGTGGCAGAGTACGTGGTGTAAGGGATGAGTCCTCCACCCTCAGTCTTCAGCGATACGGACACCGAGCCCTTGAGGAGCGTAGGTGTACGGGCGGAGAAGAACTTGTAGAGCTTCGGCTCCTCAGTGTTGAATCTGATTCGACCCGTGTCCAGATAGCCTGTCGACAGCAGCGTAGCTGTCGACTCAAGGAACGAGCCACTGTTGTTGATGGCAAACACCTTGCGGTTGGACTTGCCGTACATCGTCACTGAAACGATGCTGCCGGTCTCTCCCTCGGCATAGATGTCGCGGCTGTAGGCGTACCGTACAGCCCTTGTAGTCTGCTCCTGGGCAACGGAGCCCAGGTCCACCCTGTAGAGCCCGGAGCGGCCATCGTGAGCGTTCGTAGACCCCGTCCACATGAAACGATCGAAACCAACGATCCCTTCGCATCCACTAGTCGGCTCAAACAGGAGCGGACCGTAAGCGATGTCACCATTGCTGTCGATCTCTCCGACTCGGAAGCCACGGTTCGTGGCGATGCCGACGAACGAGCCGACGTAGGAGTAGATGGTTCGGATGGTTTCACCGGCTGGCATGGTGGCAGTAACACCAGCCCAGGTCAGAACTGGAAGTCCTGCACTGTCCACGACTGTGAACTTGTGGATCTGACTGGTGGTGCCGGAATCCCCTGCTACGTAGATTGCGTTCGGCCCATCGGTGATTGAACGCCAGACCCAGTTGGGGTCTTGATGAGTGTATGAGGCGGCAGGCAGCGCAACCGCTGCCGCCGTCAGGGTTCCCTGATAGATGGAGTTGGCGAGGCCGATGATCAGCCTGTCCTTTACGAACTCAATCGCCCATGCAGTACCAGCGTTGGTGTAGCGCTGGGTAGGCGCGGCACTGTCGGTGCCACTCCACACTCCGTTGGATCGGGCGATGATGTAAGTAGTGCCAGTAGAAGTGAGATCATAGATCGTCGCTCCACCACCGGCCACGATGGACGTGGTGCCCGAGTTCTCCTTCTTGTCAAGGTTGTCCAGGTATGACACCCAGTAGGCATCATCACCAGCTGGATCCACGAAACCTTGCACTCGCTGCGGAGTTACCGCAGCAGTGCTGTTCTTGACGGTCGTGCGCAGCAGTGACAGGTTACCGGAAGTCCAAGGATCCACACCTAGTGAGTCTGCGAATCGGAAGTTGAACTGGTTGTCGTTGTCGGGGTCCTGGTACAGGACACCCGCTCCGCCAGTGAAGCTCGACTGAGAGCGCAGCCACCATCCCTCAAGTGACTGCTCTCCCGGCTCTGCGAAGTTGTCGAACTGCTGCTTCTTGATCTCTGCCATGCGCTGCATGTAAGGACGATCGTCCTTGATGCCGGACAGGAAGGGAATGCCAGCGATGGCGAAGTCGTATACGTTGTCGCTCAGTCGGTACTGACCGGTACCAGAGGTAGGTGAACCACTGAGCTGATACGGGATCTTGTGTACGATCTGTGCCATGCCGACTCCTTACGCGAATTCGAGTGGGAACGTCATCGTGACGCGTAGGTTGATACCACTCAGGATCTCGTTGTTGGTAGACCAGGTCTGGATGTTCATGTCACCCGAGGTTGGATTAAGGAACCAGGAACCAGTACCCAGGCCGTTGCTCGCAGCCCCAGTCAGGACGGATGGAGCGAAGGCGGAGTGCGGACGGAAGGCCGCTGATAGCGTGCCTAGCGCAGGGTCTCCGAAGAGGTCGCCGCCAGCGTCTGCAACAATCGTCGCGCCCGTACGCAGTAGCGCCAGGTTAATGGTAGCCACACCAGCCTTGACCACCGCCACCTGAGAGGTGACGGACCAGCCTGCCGCAGCGGTGAAGATGCCAGTCGTGGTGACGACTGGAGTGAAGTCACCCGAGCCGTTAGACCGGACTCTAGCGAGTGCCACACCACCACTGTTCTGCCACTGCTGGAGGTCTGCGGTCTGAGCCGCAGCCGCTCGCACCTGACTAACGATGCTGGCCGCAGCGTTGTTGCCAACAAAGAGGCGACGGTTTGCGTTCGTCACACCGTTCAGATCGACAGTGAACAGGTTGTTCGCCGTGCTGTCCTGCACGAGGATGGAGCTGACCGTGGGTGCAGCAGCCTGCTGAATGAACAGACTGATGCTGTTGGGGTCACGAGTGTGCATCGACTGAGTACCACCGGAGTCGATGGTGAATCGTTCGATGGCGTCGGTCGGATCCATGATCTTGATGATGCGACGGTTCAGCGAATCCTCAGGGTCAACGACCTTGAAGCCAGCATTACCATCAACGGTTCCCGCCCTCGGAAGGGCGGTGACCTGGCCACCCGCTTCCACGCGGAAGCGTTCAGTCGTACCATCAGCCATTGTGGTGCTGATGCGTCGAGTGGTGGTCGCAGTGTCGAGCACCGCAGTGTTGCGAACTCGTAGCGCTCCGTTGTTGCGGAGAGAGAACGCCTCCTCCACTCCACTGACGAAGGTGACCGCAGCATCAGCTGCGACACCGGCCGGAGTTCGGGTAAATGTGGTGACGTTCGTCCCGGTCAGCGTAATGTCTGGATCCTGTAGCGTGCCCAGGAGATTGACCACAGTCTTGTTGGTGAGCGTCTGCACTTTGTTGGTGCCGACGATCTCTTCTCCACCAGTCAGGCCGTGAATGTTCGTGCTGGAGTTCTCGTGACTGCGAGAGTCTGCAAAGTCACGAGCGGAGCTGGTGTGACGAACTCGTGCATTGTCTGCGTGAGATGCGGCGGACGTGCCATCGATACCACGAACGATCGTGAGTACCGGACCGGCCGCAGAGGAGACCTCGACTAGCTCTTCCGTCGGTCCCTCGTAGTCCACGGCGAGCGAGTAAGGGAACGAGGTCGGTAGACCGACAGTGTTGTTGACCTGAAGAGTAGTCTGGCCACTGGTGATAGAGCCTACGAGCGCCTTCTCAGTTGCCGTAGACGAGTAGAACCTTACGGTCATGACTCCTCCTAGGAGTTGAAGCTCTGGTAGTTCTCGAAGAGACGGAACATGCGGTCGCGCTCTTCATTCATTCGCTTGGTGTAGAGACCAAGGTAGTACTGGCTGGAGCCAGTAGCTGCACCAACGGGGACGAGAGGTGCGCGCTCGTTCGTCTCGACGCTGGTCTGCTGTAGGCGAGCCGCCTCGTAGGCAGGCAGCATGCGCCAGCAGGCGCCGTACACGATCATGTCGACGTATCGCTCCGGGTAACCGGTTACGGTCTCGAAGTCATCGGCCGCGTTAACCA